CGTACGAAGATTGGGCATTGCTCTTCGGTTTCGGCCACCGCTTCGACGCAGCCACCCAGGATCAACTCGCGGCGGCGTACGGCGATCAGTTCGAGAAACCGGCCGTGCCGTTCACACCGATCGCCGACGATCCGAGCGATGACACGTCCAACGAGGAACCGACCGTGGGCGAGGTTCTGTGAGACATGCCGCAAGCTCTCATCATCATCGAATTGATCCTTCGGATCTGGCTTCGGATCCTCGAAACCACACCGCCCGAAATTCTGGCGGAGCGTCAGAAGGACTTTCAGGAAGACATCCGATGGTGGAGGAAGTTCCTCAAGTTGGATGAACAAGGCAACGGTTAGTCAGAAAAGGGTTGGCCGGGAAGACACGGATCTGAGTACTGGGAGGCGGCGCGCATCTTCGCCCTAGAAGGTCACGTCGCCCATGCACAGCGCGGCATGGTGTTCGGATCACCGTGGAGCGATCGGTCAACCCCTCCTTCCCTTTCTTCCTGAATTGGGTGAGTCCTCACCCAAAATAGGCACGCCCTCTGCACAGCGATCCCGGCATGTTGAAGACACTTGGAGATATTGCCGCGGCGTTCGCCGGTGCGTGCCTCATGCTTCTCGGCTTCGCACTACTCGCGAGCTTACTTATCGCCTTCCTTCTCATGATTTGGGGACTCATCATCCCTGACGTGATCGGAGGCATGGTGGGGTGCAAGTAATGGGCATCGATCTCACCCGCAGCACATCCGACGCGGACCCTGGCACCCGCCGCGCGCAGCATGCAATCGAGCTGATCGAAGAGATGCGTGAATCCTCCGCCTTCGATTGGGCGTGCGGCACGCTCGATTCCATCTACGACCAAGCCAGTCAACGTGGGTGGGTGAGCGAGAAACAGATCAGCGCCATCCTCAACATCAAACATTGCCGGGACCGGAGGCAGAGATGAATCGACGAGATGCAATCAAAGGGATTATCGCGACCACCCTGGCGACCCTAGCGGCGCCTACGCTCTCCACCGCACCAACCCCTGAGAAGGTCGCGATCACCGTATCCATGTTGCTGCGCGCGGTGTTCCCCTCGGTCGCGGCACTCAAGGATCGGGCATACGTGCTCAGTGAAGTCGAGCACTTGCCGACGACACACGCCTATGTCGCGTTCTTAACGGATTCGTTGTCCGGCACGCGTGTCCCTCTCGCGTGGTCCGCGACCGACGAAGCGTCAGATGAGAAGAACGTGATCAACGTCACGGCTTCGCTTCTCGAAAACGGGTTCGACGTACTCGATATGCTTGTGAGCGGAGAGATATGACGTGCCTAGAGTCTGGAACAAGCGCGATCCGGAATGCCCGCGCGATGCGGTCTACGTCGGGCGCCCAACGAAGTGGGGCAATCCCTTTTCCCATCTCCCGCATGCCTCCTGCGACGTCGCCTTCGTCCCGACACGCGAGGAGGCGATCGAGAAGCACGCCGAATGGTTGATGACGGGCGACGGGCAACACCTCCTCGAACACATCCATGAATTGCGCGGTAAGGATTTGGCGTGTTGGTGCGCGCCGGATACCTGCCACGCGGAACTCCTCCTCATACTCGCCAACGGATAAGGACGGCCCATCATGATTCGCGTTCGCAAGAGTCCAACAGCCGACACGCGCACGTGCGACTTCGCTAACGTGTCGAAGGAAACCCTCCTCGCCAGCTCGAAGCAGCACATCCGCGACGTTCAGGAGGCGATGCAATTCTTCTCGGCGCGGCTCGCGAAGGCGATGCTCGACCACGATCGCGACAAGCTCACCGACATCGACACCTTCCATCGCGACTTCGTTACCGGCTTCCAGCGAACCGAGTGGTGGGATCACCATCGGCGGATCAACCGTCACCATCTCCTCCAAGAAGACGGCATCCCCGGCGACGTGAACCTGATCGATGTGCTGGATTTCATCGCCGACTGCGTGATGGCGGGGATGGCGCGGAGCGGGAGCGTGTATCCGCTCATCCTCTCGCCTGAACTCTTGGAGCGGGCGTTTCAGAACACCGTCGAACTCCTCAAAAAGCAAATCGTTCTCGACGACAACAATGGGTAGGATCATCTTCGGTCACGGACCACAGCCCGCCGATCTCATGTTCATCGGCGAGGCGCCAGGGTGGAATGAGATGCAGGAGGGGATCCCCTTCTGCGGCAAATCTGGCGAAGAACTCAACCGCTTCCTTGACGGGTACATCCTCCCCGCCCGCGACGAGTGCTACGTTACCAACGTCTACAAGGAACGCCCGCCCGATAACCGCGACCCGACCGATGAGGAAATAGCCCAATACGCGCCCCTCCTCCTCGACGAATTGGTGACGACCCAACCGCGGATCGTCGCGTGCCTCGGTCGGTACGCCGCGAAGTTCATGCTCGGGCGCGACGTCGAGATGGATACCGAGCACGGTCTCGCGTATCGCGTGCAGGAACCCATCCCCTGCACCGTGTTCATTTGCTATCACCCGGCCTCGGGTTTCCGTTCGCCAACGATGATGTCGCGGTACGTGTACGACATGCACCGGCTCCAAATGCTGTGGCGCAACCTCCTGCCCCTGCATCCTGGCGACGAATACCCGAATCCCATCTATTACGAAGTGGAAGGGGCTGAACGCCTCATTCCCTTCATGCCGATCGCGATCGATACCGAAGGGAGTGCCAAGTGCCCGTGGTGTCTGAGCTATTCACAGCAACCCGGCGTAGGGGGAGTAGTACGTACTGCGTGCCGCGAGATATTCGCATGCGAGCTGGAAGACACACGGCCGCCGGTCATCCTGCACAACGCGCTGCACGACTTACCCGTCTTGCGTTCGATGGGTGTCGATCTCCTCGGGTGGAACGTCGAGATCACCGACACGATGGTGAAGGCGTACCTGCTTGGCTTGGAGCCGCAAGGGTTGAAGGCATTGGCGTATCGGCACGCGGGCATGGAGATGCGGGATTACGAGGATTTGACCCGCGTCGCGAGTGCTCGGATCGCGGATGAATGGCTGCGCGACGTCATCGCGTCCATCCCGAGATCGCCGGGGCCGAAACCGGATGATGTCGAGAAGGCGTGCCGGTTGATTGAGCGGATGCTGAAGAAGGTCGACGCCAAGAAGCCGCTCCGCGCTCGGTGGAAGGATTGTCGGGCGCGGGAAATTCTACAAGACGACTTCGACATGGTTGGCGAGATGGCGGAGCCGACCCTCGACGATGTACCGCTCGATGAGGCGATCCAGTACGCGGCGGCCGACGCTGATGCGACCCTCCGCATCAACCCCTACCTCGATCAGCAAATCGCCGCGCGGGGATTGGAGGGACCGCTCACCGCAGACCATGCGGTGATTCCGATGATCGGTCGGATGCAGGAGACCGGGATCCTCGTCGATCTCCCGTACATGAAGGATCTGTCGGCGACGTTCCAACGGGAATACGACGAGACGGTACGGCAGATTCACGAGATGGCCGGGTGGGAGGTGAATCCGTCGAGCGGCGATCAGGTGGCGGAGTGGTTGTTCTCGCAACTCAGGTTGCCGTGGAAGAAGAAGACGAAGGGGAGTGCGAAGAAGGAGCCGCGCCCCGAGACGAGCAAGAAGCTCCTCGAAAGCATCAGCAAGAACCTCGATATCCCGCTCGAAAAGCGGCGTGCGGTGGATCTCATCCTTGAGGGTCGGCAGATCGTCAAGTTGAAGGGGACGTACGCGGACAAGATCGAAGAATTCCTCGACGAGCAGAACATCCTCTACCCGAACATCCTCCTCACTCGCACCGATACAGGCAGACTCGCGGCGAAGGAACCCAACCTCCTGGCCTTCCCGAAACACGGCAAGCGGCACAAGAAGATTCGGCACGGGTTCATGGCGCGGGATGGTCACCTGTTTGGTGAGTGGGACTTAGACCAAATCGAGATGCGGACCCTGGCGATCGATTCGGGCGACGAGACCATGCTCGAAGAGTTCGCGAGCGGCGCGGATAAGCACATCCTGACGGCCGCGAACATCATCTACAACATCCCACCCGAAGATTTGGCGCGCCGCGTCGATGCCGGGGAAGGGGAAGCGAAGGAACAGCGCTACACGGCGAAGGCCGTCAACTTCGGCATCCTCATGGGCATGACTGAGTTCGGGTTGTGCGATCAGCTCCACAAGAACGGCGCGACGCATTGGACGAAAGGCATGTGCCGCGAGGTGCTGGAGAAGTGGCACGAGGGGTATCCCCAAGCGTCGGCGTACCTGAAAGGGAAACAGCAGCAAGCGCAGATTCACGGGTATGTACGCGACATGTGGGATCGCCTCCGCTACTTGGAAGGGGTCAACGCAGTCGATGAATACACCCGATCGGAAGCGTTGCGCCAAGCGCAAGCGACGCCTATCCAATCCGGCGCGCAAGGGATCGTGAAGCGATGGATGGCGGTGGTCGATCGCAAGCTCGCCGCCCTCCGCGCGAAAGGGGTGTGGGTCGAAGTCCTGCTTCAGATTCACGATGCCTTGTGGGTGGAATTCCAATGGGATGCGTATGAGGACGTGGATCGCATCATGCACAGCGCTCTGTGGGAAGTACAGGCACCGTGGAAATTTGCGATCCCGATCTCATGCAAGGGTGATACGGGATTGCGATGGTCGGAGCTATAGATGGCGAAGAAGCATCAGACAACCGAGCAGATGGCACTCACGGGATGGGGTACGTGGGAGTCCGACGACAACGGAGAGTGGACACTCAATCAGATCAACGCCGCGTCGACTGTCCAGTGCGCCGTCGAATTGCGCGCGATCCGCAACCTCCTGCAATCGATCCTCTCGAACATCACGCAGCTCGGATCGGACGGCATCCACGAAGTCATCCGTGCGGAACGTGCTCGCCTGCGTCGTGTGGATCGCATGCGCCGCGCGAAGAACAAGCGTGCGCGGGAAGCGAGGCGAACGCGTGTCGCTCCTGGGGAATGAAGTTCCGCTATCCGATGAAGATCGGGGTACCGCGTGGGGGAAGATCACCGCGATCCAACAGCTCCTCTCCAAACACGGGTACGGGCTGAACGACAACACCGCGCTTGCCCTTCGGGTGATCACCTATCTGTGCGAGGTGCCGATGGGGAGGCGCGACGATTTGGACCTGGACGTCGACGTCCTCATCAACATCGCACACGGCGAGCAACAGCACATTCGGAAGGAACACTGACATGGATGTCCGCGAACAAATCGATGGGTTGGTGGCCGAACGTTACCGCCTTCAACGGTGCAAGAAGTCTGACGAAGAGATTATCAAGAAGCTCGACGAACAGATCATCGATCTCATGCTCGGCGAGGGCGAGGAGAAGATGAAGTTTGACGACTACTCGGCGACTGTCGTCCCTTCGCACAATTCCCACATCGATCGTGCCGCGCTCATCCTCGCCGGGGTCGCGGGCGAGACGGTCGACGCCTGCACGAAGAAAACTCCCTACACCTACGTGAACGTCCGCAAACGTAAGGCGAAGGGTGAAGGCAGCGAAGAAGGGGAAGGGGAATAGTCATGTTGGTACCCGGCATCTTCCGGCGCTCGGCGATCACGCGCCGTGGTCACTTGCTCCCGAAGCGGCGCCGCTCACGTCTCGGTCGGACCCGTTACGTCGCACGCTGCACCGCGAAGCCAAACGGGAAAGATGTTTGTTGGAATCCGTTGCCAGTGGATCAACACGTCGGCCTCTGCCTCACGTGCCAAGCCTTCGCCCGCGCGCTCCTCACCCCTGGGCAATAGGCACGCAATCTGCACACCGTTCCTCCAACACAACCATGACGACTACTGTGACGCGTCGCACGGATTACGCCGCGCTCATCGTGAAGGTGAGCACCGAACTCGGTCTCGATCCTGACTTGGTGGAGGCGATCACGATCAAGGAGACGCGCAAGGTGATCAATGGCGTCTCCTATCTCTCGCGCGCCGATGCCTTCCGCTTCGAGGAAGGATTCTACAACCGCTACCTCAAAGGGAAGCCGGAATGGAAGGGGAAGATCCCGCGGCGGATCGCATCGAGCTATGGCTTGATGCAAGTGATGTACACCACCGCATTCCAGTTCGGGTTTCGCGGTGAGCCGGAACTCCTCTTCGTGCCCGAGAACAGTCTGTTTTGGGGAGGGAAGTACCTGCGGTACTTGCTGCAATGGAGCGGCGGCCATGAGCACAAAGCGTGCGCGGCGTACAACGGGGGGCAAGGGAATTGGCAAGCACCGATCCCGCAAGCCTACGCCGACGAAATCCTCTCGCTCTGCGCCGATCTCCGAAGCGCGGCGTAGGGCACAGCGGCGGAAGTACTGGCAGAGCGAGAAAGGGAAGGCGACGCACAAACGGTACCGGCAGTCGGCGCGTGGGAAGGCAACGCTCAGGAGGTACTGGCAGTCGGCGAAAGGGAAAGCGTGTCGGAAGCGTTACCAACAGGGTGAGAAGGGCACAGCGACTCGGCGGCGGTTCAACGAATCGGCAAGAGGGAAGGCGGCTTGTCGGAAATACAACCAGTCAGCAAAAGGGAAGGCACGCAACGCGCGGTGGGTCGATTCCGACAAACACCGCGAACGCAGCCGTACTTTCATGCGCTGGCTCCGACTGAACGCGCGCCTCAACGCGACAAGGATCTAATTCATGGCCCCCACTCCTCGGATCGAGAACGAAGACGCACAGGATGTGCTCGACAAAATCTGGAAGCTCCAACCCCCGGATGTCCTGAAGGCTGAAAAGGGCATGCGGTACGGCCATCAGACCAAATATTTGTCGTGGACGGTCCCCGACACAAAAGCATACCGCGACGGCATCACGCTCATCCACATCACCGATCTCCAATTCGGTCACGTTGCCTGCAAGTTGGAACGCGTCATCGAATATCGGGATTGGATCCTAGCCGAGCCGAATCGCTTCTGCCTGTTTGGCGGCGACATGGCGGATCTGTGGGCGAGCCATTCCCCTGGGTCGCCGTTCGAACAGCTCGGGGATCCGCAATCCCAGGTGTACAAGCTCGTGGAAATCCTCAGCCCGCTCCGTCACCGCGTGCTCGGGTATGTGGGCGGGAACCATGAGCGCCGCGGCATCCCCTCCTTCGGGGATACGGGGCACTTGATTTCCATGCTCCTCCGCATCCCCTATTCCGCCGGTCAGCAATTCATCGACGTCCACTACGGCGCCCACACCCCATTCAAGATCCAGATGTGGCACGGTGTTGGCGGCGCCAGGACGAAGGGCACGGTCGCGCAGAACTTGCACCGCTTCATGACCAGCGGGGATAGCCACCTCTACTTAGTTGGTCATTACCATCAGCCGATGGTCATTCCGATGTGGAAGGTGGCGAGGGATGGCCTGAAGCGCCGCGCGAAGATCACCAAGTGCATCGGCGCGGTCAGTTCCTCGTTCCTCGAAAGCTGGAATACCTACGCCGAGGTGAGCGGGTTCGCGGCGACCGATGTCCTGATGGCGGCCACGCAACTCGAAAGGAACGGGAAGTGGCAAGTGAATCTCAGGACGGTTGGTTGGCTCGCGGCAGGTATTGGAACATGGTTCTCGACGCAAGGTACGTGGCTGGCTTCGTTGATGGAGAGGGTTGTATAACCCTCTCGCTCGCGAATCACCGTACGTCCCATCACTTAACGATCGTTGTTGCGAACATCTACCGACCGATTCTGAAACTTTTGCAGGATCAGTACGGCGGATGTCTGCGAAAAGCGCAGCGTCGGTTTCCTTCGAGACGTCAACTTTACGAATTGCGGGTGAAGTCGCGCGAGGCAGGACGCTTCCTACGTTCGATCTATCCGTTCCTCGTCGTAAAGAGGCGACAAGCGCACGTTGCCCTTCAGTATCTCGCTCTTCGCGAATCGTTTCCGAAACGTGTGAACGGAACGTGCATGCCGATCCGGCGAGGAACGCGAGCATATCGACGCACGTGGACGCTGTACCGCGCATTGAAGAAATTGAATCAGCGGGGAACACGGTGAACCCACTCGCGAATGTGAGGGATATGGAGATGAGTGAACGCACGATCACCAACATGCACGATCGCAATCGCGCGCTGGCGGCTCTGAACATCCTGGCGGATGCGTGCAATGAGAACTCGCACGCCGCGGGGTTCTACGATCCACCCGAAGAAGTACGCGAGCTTAACGAGTTACGCCGCCGCTTGGAGCTGCGTAACGCTCGCGCGATCAAAGATTCGGTGATTGTTGAAATCGATAACCAAATCCTCGACGCTGCGATCGCCAAGCTCTCCGAACCCAACTTCGGCGAGAAGCTCGCCCTCATACATTCTGAACTCTCCGAAGCCCTCGAAGGTCATCGGCACGGTAACCCGCCGAGCGATCACATCCCCAAATTCACCGCGGAGGAAGAGGAATTCGCCGACGTGATCATCCGCGTCCTCGATACGGCGCGGGAACGGAAGCTCCGGATCGGGGAAGCGGTACTCGCGAAGATGGATTTCAACGCGACCCGACCCTACAAGCACAACAAGACCTGCTGATCATGGATCCCTTTGTCGACATCCGGATCGGCGACGTGCGCGAGGTGCTCGACACCTTACCCGCGCAGTCTGTCCACATGGGGGTCACCTCGCCCCCGTACTGGGGCCTGCGGAACTATCAAGCGGGATCTCAGGAAATCGGGAGCGAACCGACTTTCGAGCAACACGTGGAAGTGATCGTTGATGTGATGGCGCGTGTGCATCGCGTTCTCCGAAATGACGGTGTGTTTTGGTTCAACTACGGCGATGCTTACGCTCGCTCCGAAACGGCGGGCGTGAAAAAGGAAGGCAGTTCAAAAGAGCGCCTCAACATCGAACAACGGAAATCACTCGGTATTCCGGGTGACTGCAAAGATGGCGATCTCATTGGGATGCCCTGGCAAATTGCCTTCGCTCTTCGTGATTGGGGATGGTATCTCCGCACTGATGTGATCTGGCATAAGCCGAACGCGATGCCCGAGAGCGTGACCAACCGGCCCACGCGCTCGCACGAGTACATGTTCCTCCTCTCGAAGTCCAAGCGGTACTTCTATGACATCGAAGCGACGAAAGAACCCTACGCGGAGAGCACGCTCAAAGAAGCCCGCACGGATTACACCGGCCAGGAAACCAAAGACTACGCGAACGCCAACGCCCAATTACCCTCTGCCTCTAAACGTCGGATTCTTGAGAGTGTTCGAAAAGGGGGTGGTCGGCAGAAGCGAGACGTCTGGGCCGATCCCACCGCTGTCTGGTCAATCCCCGTCCAACCCTACCGCGGCGGCCATTTCGCGACCTTCCCCGAACGTCTCGTCGAGCCCTGCATCCTCGCCGGAACCAGCGGAGGTGGTTGCTGCGGAGCCTGCGGGGTGGGTTATCGCCGCCTCGTCGAAAAGGAGCCGATTCCGGACGACGTGAAAGCGAAGTTCGAAGAGGCACGGGCGCGGACAGCCGCGGATACAGGACGGACCGATGGGCACACGAACTATCGGCCGAATTTCAAGCGGGGGACGAAGACGATCGGATGGCAACCCGCGTGCGATTGCGTGTACGACGGGCCGAATAGCGAAGTGGCGCCGATCGTCGACGCGGAGCCGTGCGTAGTGCTGGATCCCTTCTGTGGTTCCGGCCGCGCGGGCATGGTAGCGCGCCGCCTGGGTCGCTCCTTCATCGGTATCGAGCTGAACGTCGACTACGCCGGGCAAGCCCTCGAAAACATCTACGGCGTTGAGCCGGAGAAGGTGGCGTGATGCTCGACCAACCCATCGTCCACTTCGTTCACCAACACGACGGCGCGAACGACTGCACCGTGGCCGCCTTCGCGATGTTCGCGGGCATCTCCTACACCCAAGCCCTCGTGACGATCGCCCAAGTGAAACCCACGCTCTTGACCGAAGGTGTGAATTGGCACGAGCTGAAGCGTGCCGCCAAGCGCCGCGGGTTGAAGTTGATGGAGATCCGCGCGTTCGATCTCGGCGACGACAGTGAGGACGTGGGGATTCTGGCGATCGAGGATGCGAAAGGGAAACAGCACGCGGTCTTCTTCAAGCGGGGAATGATTTTCGACGGGCGGACCGGGAGCGTGTGGGACGCGGATGTTTACCTGCGCGTGGAAGGTGGGCAAGCAACCAGCATGTTAGTCAGGAGCACAGTATGAAGGTCTATGTTGCCGCGCCGTGGGAACACAAGATCGACGCGGGTTTCGTCGCCGCCGGTTTACGCGACCAGGGTTTCGAACTCACGAGCCGTTGGATCGATTTCCACGGTGACTCCGAGGATCCTGAAATCCTGGCGCGCGAAGCTCAGAACGATCTCGACGATATCGAAGCGGCCGATGTGCTCGTCGTCTTGAACATTTGCCGCAGCGAAGGCAAGGCGGTCGAGACCGGGTTCGCGTTACATGCGAACAAACCCGTGATCGTCGCGGGCAAGCGTTCGACAATCTTTCATCACCTCCCGCGAATTCATCACGTTCCATCGCTGTGCGTCTCGGATATCGCGGCGGCCATCACAGCTCTAGGGTCATGAGCGACAAAATCTTCATCGGTATCGGGTACAAGGCGCGCCAGGGCAAGAACGAGGTGGCGTACGCGATCCACAACTTCTACCCGGAGGATACCGCGGTCCTCGGGTTCGCGGACGGCCTCAAAGTCCTCTGCCGCTGCGAGTACGGCATGACCACCAAAGACGCCCCCCTCCTCCAACGCGTCGGCGTGGAGAAACGCAAGTGGAGGGAGGATTATTGGGTGAATCTCTTGCGTCACACCGCTGAGGAATTACCGCAGAAGTACATCCTCATCCCTGACATGCGCTTCCTGAACGAAGCGGAGTTCTGCGATGTCCGCGTCAAGGTCTCGCGCTTCGATCGCCACGAGAAGCCGATGATCGCGACCGACCGCGATCCCAACCACGAGAGCGAAACCGCCCTCGACGACTACAATTTGTGGGATTACACCCTCTACTCACACGAGGGCCAGCTCGAAGACTTACGGCAAACCTCGCGGCGGATCTTCCGTGCGATCCGCGACAAACATGGCCGTTCATGAACGAGGTGAATCCGCACTCGTCGAAGCGCGTTTCCTCTTCGAATATCACCTCCGCACCGGGGAGGATATCGATGCACTGATCGGCTTGTCGGCGAAAGCGGAGGCGGATTTGGAAGCCTTCATCGCGATCGCCGATCCCGAGAGCGCGGAGATCGTTCGCAAAGCACTGCTCTTCCGTCGAAAGGTCAAGGATCATGTCAATCGATTCCGGATTCGGCAACAACAACGAAGTCATTGGGCCGGACACGCCGGGGGCGAAGTTCGAACGCCGCCTGAGCGTGTACTTCAATTACGGGGAGGGGCACACGTACACCTTGGAGGAGGGGGATCAGTTGATCGATCCGCTGCTGAAACCCGAGGGGGCGGGGGAGGATTGGCAACCGGATCCGCTGGACGTGGAGATGCCCAAGTTCTACATCGAGCGGGCGACGAAGCCGAACACGCGAGACCGGCAATCAATCTTCTTGAAGCATGTGGCGTGGTTCCGTTACCAAGAGTTCTGGTACATTCCCAAACAGCGGGTGGAAACCGTCGCGCAGAAACCGGGGCCGCGGTTCCGTGGGGATCAGCAGAGGAGTGGGGGAGTGGGTGGGGGAGGGGGATCAACCTCTACGCCGATTGGACGGGATCCCGTGAAGATCCCGCCAGGGAACTAGGCATCGCGCTCTTTTCCCCGTGGGCGATTGCGCTTTACCTGCTCCCGCCGGACGACTGACGCGCCTGCCTGTCCAACTGGATCTGAGTACTGAGCTTGTTCACCTCGGTACTCAGGTTATCCACCTTCACATCGATCGTCTTGATCGTGCCTTCCATGTTCACCATACGCTCCGCTGAGGGGAGCTGCCGGTCTTCGAGCGCTTTGATGCGCGCTTCAACGGCTTGATTCCGATCTTGCAGCGCGCCAATTGCCGTGGTGAAGGTGTAGGCGCCGAGCGCAAGCACGATCGAGAACACGACGCCGAGCGCGGCAATCGTCAATCCCACCACCCACCGGTAGGTGATCCCATTTGTCCCATTCATAGCCGTTGTCTCCCGCGTGGGTCGTGCTCTCATGATCGTCTCGTCGTTATTTCGAATCCATCAAACGTTGCCACAACTTGACACCCGCGGGCGGGAAACCGGTACCGGAGCGGAGATCGAACGCCATCTCGGGAACCGGCGACATGCCGCCGACGACTTGCCGACCCGCGACCGATGATGCGGCAATCGTGGCCGGGAGGGTACGCGACCCAAGGGAGGCCAAGAGGATGGCGGCAAGCAACCCGCGTTGCTTCGGATTGCCGCGTGTCCACTCACCGATCGCCGCACCCGCCGGAACCGAGCCGACCGTCAACGCACGCTGCATCGCGGTCTTGCCCGAGCCTGGATGAAGGCCGGACAGCTCGCGGAACCCTTCCCTCACCGCATTCGCCGGAGTGCGCTGGAAGGGGAGGAACCAGCGGCCGACCGGCGTGTTGGCACCCAGGGCGGAGAGATCGTTCTCCGCGGTGAGCAACATGCGATCGATGTTCTCTTGCCCTACCCCGGCGCGGCGCAACGCACGCTGCGCGGTTTCATCAATCGCCCCGATGACACGCGAGGGAGCGAACGCCGATTTGGCACCTTGGCCGGACATCACAAACCCGGTCTGATGCGGCGCCGGATTCTTCCACGCTTGGGCAAACTCCTTCGCGTTCTTCACCGGGTTGAACATCTCGCGCATCGGGGCGAAGCGGGAAGTACCCGTGCCTTCGAGGGTCGAGGTGATCGCCGAACCTGCTGCGGTCGCGAGGTTCTTGGGGATGGCGGCGCCGGTGAGCATGCTCTCGACGCGAGCGCGACCCAACCCTCTCGCGATGCCACCCGGATTGGCGGCAAACGCCCCAAGGCCCGCGCCACCGATCCCGCCGAGGAGGGCGCGGCCGATCGCCGCATCCCCGCCTTCATCGTCCATCAGGGTCGCACCCACCGCTCCCGCGCCCGCACCGGCGAGGGGGAAGAGGACTTTCGGGTTCACTGCGCCGCGCTCGTTCCCGACCCGCCCCTTGCGCTCCGCTTCCGCGATCGCATCCCGGCCGCGGGCGGGGGTTTTGCTCGGTCCCGGCGCCAGCTTCTTCACTTCCTCGCGCGTGATGCCGAGCATCCTGGCCGCGCGTTCGCTCCCGAATTGATCGCGCAGATCCTTGACCAATTTGTCGTAGGGCACCTCGCCGGTGAAATCCTTGTACCGACCGGCGATGAAGTCATCCAATTCCTTGCCCGCGACCGGCGCCCGCTTCGAGGCAGAGGCGCGAGCGGTGAGCTGTTCGGTCGTCGGGGCGAAGCGTGGCTTGTCCACCGGCGGAGCGGTCGGGACGTCATCCGCCTTCTTCCCCATCTCTTCCAATGCATCACCGATCGTCGTCACCGGATTCGTCTTCGGTGGCTGAGCCGCGGGCCGCGCCTGATCCGGAGCGATACGACTCCCGGCCGGAGGTACGGGTCGCGGTCCCGGTCGAGCGACCGCCGGGGAGGAGAACCCCCCACCGCCGAGGATTTGAGGCCGCGCCGGAATGCCCATGCCGGTTTGTCCGAAGCCGGGTGGGATAGGAGGCGAGGACGGAGGAGGCACACTGCCCCCTGTCGCCGTCCCGGTCATTCCTGGGCGAACGTTACCGATGGGTTGCCCCGTCGCTGAGATAGCCGCCGGGCGGGGGACGCCGGTACCTGTCTGAAGCGTGGGACGCACCGGCGCGGGACCGCCCATGCCTGCCGCCACCATTTCATCCGGAATATCCCCGGCGAGCTGTCGAGCGGCGGCGCGGAGTTCGGCTTGCGTCGCGGCACGCGCCGCGGCACGTGAGGCCATTGCCCCTCGAACCCCTTGCACGGCGGGCTTGGCGCCAAGGAGGAGGGCGGTGTTGGCGCCCACGCGGCCGACGCGCGTCAACGCGGGTTCCGACTTGTCGGTGTCGCCGAGTTGTCCACTGATATCCGTCAGCGACTTCGCCCCTTCCCGCGCGCCTTGGCCGAACCCGCGCACCGTCGCCGCGCCGTGGCCCTCCATGACGTTCGAGGCGATGTCTTTCACGGTGCCAGGGAGGGAACGTACGAGGTTGGCGGTACCTGAAACCAGATCGGTCACACCGCGGCCGACACCGGCGCCGAGAAGCGCGAAGGGATGGACTTTGCCGCCTGCCTGGGCGGTACGCACCGCACGGTCGCCGCGGACTCGACCCATGATCGAGTTGTCGCTTTCGTCCTGCACGAACTTCTGAGCGGCGCTGAGGATATCCGAATCGGGGAGTTCGCGATCGGAGGTGACCGTGAACTTCCCGTGCGGCGTATCGATGTCGTAGATGTACGGCTTCCCCTCGGGCATGTTATTGCCTCCGGGTGACGGAAATGCCAGGAGCGATCACGCGCGGCTCGACCTTCGGCGCCGGAGCGGGGGCCGGGGAAGCAGGGTTATTACCCTTCCCTGTGCCTTGACCCTTCGCGTCCGGCGCCGGTGGCGGAGCCGGGGAGAGGATGGCGGAACCGGTGACTTCTTTGTACGCCTGCTCGACCAAATCCAACGGATCGGTTTCGTCGGCGAAGAGACCCGTGCCGAAGAGGCCGCCCGATTGCTCGCTCGCTTTGTCCTGTTTGGCCTTGAGGACCGCGCGGAACGCGATCTGCTGTTGCGGGGTCAGCTTCGTGACGTTCTGTTGTGCCTGAGCGAGCCGCTTCTCACGCGCTTCCTGAATCGCGGTGCGACGCAATTGATTGTCGAGTTGCGCGTTCTGAAGGCGCATGTTGGCTTCGGTCGCCCGCGCCATTCGAGCCTCGCGTTCTTCGGCAAGGGCGCGCGCCTTGTCCGCATCTTCGAGCCGCGCCTTCGCCGCGAGCTGCGCCGCCGTCCCCTTGAACTTCGATCCGCCCTCGCCTGTCTCGAAGAGCGCCCCCAACCCACGGCGGTTGGCGAACTCCAACAACTTGGGATCGGCGACCGGGGCGCCGGGTTCGAGCATGCCGATCGCGGACATGTACTGCGCGATCTCCCGATCGTCGGCAACCTCCGCATTGCGCCGCGCCGTCTCGGCTTGCTGTGCCTCGCGCAACCGCGTGTTCTCGCCGAGGACATTGCGCTGATGTTCTTCTTGCGTGCGGGTCGCCCGCTGATTCTCCGCTTCAACGAGGGAGCGAAACATCTGATCTTGAGCGAGCTTCCGCCTCGCCAACGCTCCTTCGAGCGTCCGATCCTGATCCATCAACGCGGTGGTCCACGAAATGGGCATCTTAGAACCTCACGCTGTCCCAAATACCTTGGTTCGTACGAGGGGCCTGTGAAGCGGCCGGAGCAGAGGGCGCGGAAGCATTGGTCCGCAAACCCTCCATGATCGATTGGAGGAGACTGTTATTCTCCTGCTCGTTCCGGCTATCCTGCGCGGTCTTGATCCCCTTACCGGCGGTACCAATCCCACCCATGAGGTTTTCGAAGAATCCCGCGTTCTTGTACTGCGGCGCCGCGACTCGCTCGATGCCGGGAAGGGGCGTGAATGAGGTACCGTCACGCATGCTGCCCATCGACTTGTCGAACATCAGCGCCGCGGCGGCGCGCCCTTCAGGGCCGAGGGCAGAGGGACGCGAGCCGCCTGCGAACGAGATATTTGGAATGCCCGCGGGCCGGTTGACCGCGACGTCTTGCACGTTCTTGCCGAAGGCGGCTTGGAGCGCGGAACGGTAGTTGTTCCGCATCTCGTCGGCGCCGAACTGCTTTTGCCGCAATTCGAGCGCGGCGCGGTTCTGCAACGCGTTCTCGACGTCGGCCGCCTGCCGCGCCTTGAATTCCGCTTCGGACGCCGCCGCAACGTTCTTCTGCTGCCGCCCTTTCTCCGCACCTTGGGCGAGGGAACTCGTGACACCCGAGATGGCATCAACCGCCGGGATGAAAGCCGCCGTCGCGCCGCCCGTAAAGGGTGCGGCAGCGGCGAGACCGACCTTCGCAAGCCCTGTCCAGAAACCCATTGTCGTATCCTCTTATTGGCCGAACGCGGATCGCAGTGCGGCATTCGGTCCGCCCTGTGACGCGAGCTGCGCCATCAATTGATCGAAGAACCCACCACCCCCGAGGAGGGCAGGATCCACGCCGCTGCCGCCAAGCATCGGTGAAGGGCCAGGAGCACCGCCGCCTCCGAAGCTCCATCCGCCGCCATCCGATTGGCTTTCGTGTCCGCGATGCAGCCATCCGAAGTCGCCGGTCACGCCTTTCCCGTCGCCGAGAAAGGCGGCATCGTTCGCTTCGTTCAACCACGTGTCGTACACGTTGCCGTCCGGTGCCTTCACACGCCCGCGGCGTTGGCCCGGCGTGTTGGTTTGGAATTGAAAGCCTTGTCCGCTAAGGCTCTCCTGCAATGCCTTGTACCGTTCCTGCGGCGTCCCCGCTGTTTCCCTGGCGGCCTTCATGAAGACCGATTGGTAATCAGGTGCGCCGCCACCTGTACCGCCTCCTCCTCCTGCCTGCTCTGCGGGGTTGCCGATCTGCGGCTTGTAATCCTGCCTGGGTTGATACGGTCCCAAGTCACCCGGCACAAACGCCTGCCGCAACGCCTCGTTTTGGTATTCGTCGTTCGGAACGGTCGTCATACGTCACCTTAGCCGCCAAACGCGGCGCGCAACGCTTCGTTGTTCAACTGTGCTTCGGTCGACCCGATCCGGAAGCCGAGATCCTGACCGAATTGCTTGTCGGCGAAGAGAATACGCATCGCATCGAGATCGAGACCGCGCATGCCGAGGCGTTCGCGAATGTCGAGATCGCGTGAGCCGAGGCCGGTGGAAGCCGTGGTGGATTCCCGGCGGACGGCGGCTTCGAGCTGCGCGAGTTGGAGTTGCAGCGCCCGCGCCTTCTCGGAATTCCCTTCCGCGAGGGCAGCAGAGATCGCTTGCATCGTGCGCTCGCGGCGCGCCATGAGTTCGCGCGACGCCATTTGGGATTCGAGCAACCCGCCTTGCTGCCCCGCACGCTCCGTGATCACGCGACGTTCGACGTCGGACAGATCGGCGCCGCGCGCACCCGCCGCTTCGGCCGCTTCATCGATGGCGGTACGCCGGTTCCGTTCGATATTCGCCAACCCCGGATCCACCATCGAGCGGAAGGAGGGATCGTTGCGATCGATCGTGTCCGATTGGCTGATGTATTCCGCGAGCTTCGACGTCGCGAGACTCTGTGGTGTCGGGGCGCCCGGCACGCCCGGCGGCTGCGGGGTCTGTGGCGACACGCCGCCTTGCTGTTGCGCGAGCGGGTGATTCTTGTCGACCCACTGTGAGCCAGTCCACACCCCTCCACCCATCGCGGCGAACGGATCGGGGCCGCTCGGCGCGTTGCCAGGAGGTTGGGGGGTTTGGGGTTGGGGGGTTTGGGGCTGCGCGGTCGACGTGCCCGGCGGCTGTGGCGTGGACGGCATCACGCCAGTTGGCATGTTCGATTGATCGAACGCCTGCTGAAGCGGGGAGCCGTACGGCTGCTGTTGCTGCTGTTCCGGCTTCTGCGGCGCGTACGGATCGTTCGTTGTGATGGACGTTGCCATGAGCGGGTAGACTCCCGCCCGACGGTACGCCCCTACCAAGACTAGTTTACTGCAAGGGATCGAAGAGAATGAAGGAACACGCGTCGTTCAGCCGGTGATCTTTCGTGCCGCGCCGATCTTCGCCGAAGACTTTGCAACAGCGCGCGGCGAACTCATCCGGAGCGTAGGAGTAAACGAGGAGGCGGTACCCGACAAGGAGAGGGATCAGGGTTGGTTGCTCTTCGAGACGTTCGAGCGCGATGAGAGTCAGATCCGCCGGTCGGCCGCCGGTACCGATGATGTGCGTGTACCGACTCAGGAACACATCGATGCGGCTGATCGTGATGTGATCGATCCCGGCGACCATTGCCCTCGCGCGGGCCTCGTCGTACTCGACGCCGTACCGCCGCTTCGCTCCGATCTTCGCGAGGAGGGTACCGTCGCCGCATCCTAGGTCGAGGACCGTGTTGAGGGTGACGGTAGAAGGAAGGGCGTGGATGAAGTCGACGAGAACAGTATGCGCCGCGTTCATCACCTCGCGTGATTGGAAACCATTGAGCTTCGGATCGCCGAGGTGATAGCCGTACGGTTTGCGCGGGATCGCGAGATCAGACGGCTTCATCTTGCGGTCTTCAAGGAATTTGACTTGCTCGGGTGTGAGCGTCGAGAGTTCGTCGTACTGCGCCGTGTACGGCGTCGTTACGCGTCCCGATCCCTTCGAATCGAACGTAAAGCCCTTACCCTTCCACGGCACACGCGGAAACTCCACTTTCTTCGCTTCAAAGAACTCTTTCTGTTTCTCAGTCGGTTTGTAGAACGTCATCTCCACCGCGTCATCGAACGATCGGAGTGGGAACTTCGTCCCGGTCGCTCCCTCTTTCGGATACCCGGTGCCGAGGTACATGATCGTCAGCTTGTGCGCGGTGGCATCGGTCGCAAAGTTGGCGCGAAGGATGGGCGTACGGATTTCCCCAATACCGTGCAGAGCCGTCCATTCGACCGGCCACGACAGGATTTCCTGCATCCACTCGCGCTCGCGATCGGGGAAGAGGGCGAGAAGCGCCGACGCGATTTCCTTGCTCCGCGAGCAGCGCGGCGTGCAGGGAAGGTGGAAGACCGGGCGGAGACCGAGGTAGCGCCACAGCATATTGACGATGGTCCCGGCTTTGTCGTGGAGCATCGCTGTGCTGTTGCCTTGCGCGTCTGTTTGGACAGGATCAATGGGGATGCTGGTTGCATACCTCCACATCGGATCCATCCATCGTTCCTTCATCCACACGCGTTCGAAGAATTCCGTGCAGCACGAGGGGTAACCGAGGAGATCGGCTTGCGCGCGATTGTCGCCCTCGTCGTATGCCTTCTTGAACGCCCATGCATCTTTCCCATCGGCCGCGACGGCACATCGCGTCGCTTGCGCCTGTCCCGCGCGAAGCGGAACGGACGCCGACGTGTAACCGTCACTGAGCGGGACTCGCGCGATGTGGAGTTCGCACAGTTGATTCCGCGTGACGCGGGTGTCGGGGTAAGTGACGAGGGCGATGCGACGGATGCCGCGCCGCACCGATTCGACTTCCACGCCATCCCCCTGCCACGCCTGACTGATCGCCTGAATCCTCCCCTCCCACACTTCACGAGCGCGCGGGCTGACCCAGGTGACGCGCGGCGCCCATTCAGGAAGACGGAAAGGGAGGCGCGCGAGTTGAATGGTGTCTATCGGCATCGTCGCCTCCCTCTCCCTTACTGCTGTTTCACGAAGAACACGTCGTAGATGTTGAGGAACCGCGCCCGGTGCGCCATCGGGTTCTTGAACGGATCCACGCGACCGCTCGGATCCCGTCGTTCCGCAAATCCCTTGAACGCGAATTGGTTGCCGTAACGATCCCGGTAGTTATCCGGCTCGTACCCGAGGGCGATCGAGACGTAGTACTTGCTGAATGGCTCGATCTCGGACGTCTGTCCAACGCCGTCGTGATTGCTGTCGACCCACAGCAACAATTCCTTGAAGAACGTGTCCCCTTCCTCGATGTACGCGGCTTTGTTTTCCAGCCCTGAGAGCTTGGCGAGCGCATGGAAGCCGTTGTACACGCCAGGAATCGTGTAATTCCCCAACAGTTCGCGGCCGTTGTCGGGGAGGCCGTTCTTGTTGCGATCGATGAAGAGGAATCCCACCGGCACGCCACGCTGCGTCCATCCGATCCGATCCAGGTCACCGTCGCCATCGATGTCGAACAGCACGCCATCCTTCGCGGAGGTGAGGCGGAAGATTTCCTCGCGATTGCCCTGCACGCCAATCGGCACAAGGATCGGAGAGTCGCACGTGATGTACTCGCCGGTGTAGGGATCGAAGTACCCGCCCAACCCCATACTGAAGGCTTCCGAACAGCTATCGATCGGCTCCTCAGCGTAGATGCACGGCGGACCGTTGACGTATGTGCTCCCCGCTAAGCTGTCCAAGCGTTCTCCGTCTGCCTTCAACTCCGAACCGATGTAGCGGGCATGCCATGACCCGCATTTCTCCGGCAAGGCCATTCCTGCTTTTGTGTACATGATGGCCCCATCGGCACAGTAAAACTCGACCTTCGTGCCCTTGTGGAAGCAGGGGCCGTCGGCAAGGTCATACCATGTTCGGATACCGATGTTCGGGGCATCGAAGCAGTACGGCGCGGGGATGCCGCCATCCCTGCGGTCGTAGTAGAACACCACGTAGGGCATGGTCTGCGCCGGGTTGGAGATACGATAGAACCCGTTTTCGTCGGTGTCAACACCGTGGACGCGATAACACGTTGACTGCGCCTCAGCCGTCGTTTCGGCGAGGGCCAGCGTCCCACACATCAATGCGAGGATACAGAGCACTTTCATAGTCATCTTCTTCATCTCGAATTCTCCTGATTACCGATTGTTTCCCTGGGGATCACGCGTGGTCAGTTCTTTCTCGTGAGAGCCTGCTTGGCACGCTGGCACGTCTCGTCGTGGTCGTCTCTAAATCCGCTGTTGAACGCACACCAGCACTGCTCGTCGTAATCCTCACGATAGAGATTTGGCGGCGCGCAAAGCGAACATTGAGACAACAGCGCATCTTCCAACTCTTTAATGCGTTCCCCTAAACGCTCGGCCTGCTGGGCGCTGAGGGCTTCGGCGGCTTCCTTCTCCGCAATAAACTTGTCTAGGGCCGCTTGGCTTTTAGGACTCGCATCGGCAAAAAACGCCTTGGTCCGGTTGCGTTCTTCTATTGCTTTGTCCCGCTCCTGCTCTAACTCCCGCTGTCGGCTCTCGGCGGCAGCGGCACGCTTCATAGCCTCGTCATAGAGCGCTTGTGGAACCACCCCGCTACCAGCCTTGACTTCGCACAGGTCAGCCCAATACTCGTCTCGCTGGCTCTCGGCGGCAGCGAGGGCGGCGGCAAGTTGGTTTAGCCGCGCACCCAATCGGCACTTTCGGCATGGCTGCGGACCTTCTACGCATACCATTCCGTCCACATCTTGCTTAAGCGATAGAACCAATTGCTCCAACACAGACGGCGAGGACGCAGGGGCGGAAACAGAAAGAGGCTGGCGGGGTTCGCTACGTCCCGCAGTTTGTTCGACAGCGCATACCGGGAGGCCAGTATCCCCCGGAGCTTCACTCGGCGTTGGACATGCTTCTGCCGCTTCCTCTGAGCCTAATGCTCCAGCCTCTTTCTCTCCCCCTGTGCTGGAGGACGGCGCGGGGGCAGGCTTCGGGTGATTGGTCATCGCTATTCTTCCAACATCACCAAGCGTGATGAAAAGCCGGGAATGACCGGGTCGATTTCCTGCCCTGTCTTTGCGTCATATTCGAGCGAGGAGTCTTCCAATAGCACCTTTCCCTTTTTCACGCCATTCACGAATTGAATGGTCGCAGTTTCAACACCGCCACCGCGCAGAATCTTCACAACCTTGTCGCCTTTTTTAAATACGCTCATTGTCCCTCCCTCCCGTCAGCCTCTAGTTCACGCTTGACAGCCCGAGCCACCGCGCGACCAAAAACGCGCAAGCTCCGACAATACGGGCAGGGGGTCGAGCTGCAATCGCCGCAAGACTCCTTCGCCAGTTCGCGGATGCGCTTGTTGATTCGGCAGTCGACGCAATCGGCCATCTTGTGCGGAGCCATCTATGTCTCCCTCCCGTCAGCGGGCGGTAGCGGCAAGGGCATCCAGTGGGTTGGTTGGTCCTGCCGTGTCGCATTTACACCCCACAGGCGTTCGCGGTCGTTCGTCCAATACGGTCTTGGCTGCTTAAGCATATCGGTCGGTTTGCCAGCGTCCACGAACAACACCGCGAGCGGGTGTTAACAACAGCACATCGGCATCTTTCGGCGCAGTCTCTATCGGTTGCCAGCCGTCTCCCTGCACCTGGGCGAGCAGCTCGCGGATGATGACCTCGCATACTTCGCACGCGTCACCGTCGCACGCTGGCGCGGCACCACCAACACGGTGGATAGCCACGTTCAGAGCGATGTGAACCTTTCGCGCCTGTTCTCTCGTGATGGGCTGATCGGAGGGCATCAAGATCTCGCTTTCTCCGCATCACCGTGATCGCCGTGCGTCCGTACCGGCCTCTCCGCGTCGGTGTGATCGCCGTGCGGCACATCTCCGTGCGGTACATCGCCGTGCGGCACGATGCCGCTGCCGGTGGCGCCTTGCCTCAACGCCGCACCAATGCTCACATTCTGACCGGAGGACCACGAGCGGAGCAACGCCGCCTCGATCGCCGGTCGCATCAACGATGACGACAACGGAGTCTTCCCTTCCCCAATCAATTCCTGTTCGAGATCCGCGAAGATCGCCATCAAGCTCGCGCAGTGCGTCGTGCGGCTTCTCCATTCACTTCCCTCGCCCGTGCCTGGGCATTCGCCTTTGCACGCGAAGAAGAACCGGCACTCCTGGCACCCGCCATGCGCCTGCGGGGTGAGGTACAGGGCGAGCTGCCGCTCGTACCCGGCGACGCTGCCCTTCACGTAGGGCACCCCATCCTTGTTCGTGCGCCCGCAATTACCCCTATTCCCTTGGCCGTCGATTCCACGCACGGCATTCGTGGTGTACGGGTCGCACGCGTGCCAGATACATTCGACGTTCTGTTCATCCTCGCCAATGAGGAGAGCGCGCATGCTGTCGAAGGGCATGGCGCGCAACCCGGCACACGACTGCACGGTGGATCGCAGCTTTCGGAGCGCGGCAATCTGTTCTTCTGGCGGGAGGACATATTGCGCGATGTCGCCGTCGACTTCAAGGAGGTGGAAATTGACGTGGCGAAGTCCTCGGTGGTACAGCTCGACGATCCACCCTGACAAGTACTTGATGACATCGGCGCCCGCGTTCACTGTCGACAGCGTGACGATCAGGCTCGCGCCGATCCCACGCGCGAGGAGCTTCAAGAACGCCTGATTCGATAAGTCTGTCGTCCGATCCGTCGCCTCGATAGTCTCCGACGCGCGCAGCCGATTCAATTCCTTCGGTCCATCGATACTGACACCAACGCTCACGCCGAACTGAACGAACAAATCGAGGTGGCGATCGGTGATCAAGCTCGCGTTGGTTTGGATAGAGATGGGTACCCCTAACCCCTTCCCCCAGGAAAACATGCGTTCGAGATCCTTTAAGGGAAGGAGGAGGGGTTCGCCGCCGAAGAGGGTAAAGCCTGTCTTCCCGCCGCGTACATCGGGAGACCCTACCCCTTCGTTCCTGAGCGCGGCGAACATCTTGTCGAAGTCGTAATTGCCTTCGATCGGGTCTTCGTTACCTGCCTCGCGCATGGCATTCTCATAGCAGTATGGGCATTTGAGATTGCACCGCTGCCCGAGGGGAAGGAGTTCGATACTCACTTCTGAACCTGGGCAGCTTGCACTACGCGTACAGCTTCGAGGATGTCGAAGGCGAGGGCGATCGTTTCCTTCGTCGAGAGATTAGGGAAACGATTCTTGAGAACTTCAGCGATCGCGAGGAGTTCGTCCCGTCCGTTTGGCATGCGGGGATCCCTGTGCAGGGACCATGCCGCACGGGTAACTACTTACGCCTTCTTCCCTTTCCCTTCCAACCACGAGAACACGACAGCCACCACCATCGCGAGCGTCCAGAACACGAGATCGGACATACCCACCTCCACCTAGGCGGGTATTATCGCGCAAACGCCGCCTGAAGGGGAGAGCGGGGCACCGGGAGGAGCGGGAGGGGTGCTTTCGCCGTTTGTTCGATGGCGGCCTTTTTCGCCATTTTCACCCGCTGTTCCTCGTCGAGACCTTCGTGCCGCGCGATCGCCGCGTCCATTGCCGTAAGGAACCCCTTATCCTTTTCCCCAAGCCGCAACAGCACCTCTTTATGTTTCCGGTAAGCTGGCGCCTCAAACGGATCGTTGCGTTTGGAGTGCTCGGCTTCGTGCGCCAGGATTCCCGCGAGCCGGTGTGGCTGCTTCTCGAACTTCTTGTACGGGTCTCCCTTGCGCTGCACCGTGATCCGCTGGCGATCGGGATTGTACTTGTTGATCTCGCCGAAGTACTGCGCCTCCACGCCCTGTTTCGTGCGCCAATCGTCCTGGGCCATCTCCACCGGCACGATCGGCCGCTCTTCCGGCAACAGGAGTTTGGCGGCGTTGTACAACTTCGCGTCGGGATATTGCGCCAATCCCGAATTCAGCATCGCTTGCGTCAGGATGTCTGCGAGATTCGCCATGATGACCCTCAAATATCAGAGTGCGTCGTGTCGCAGTGATAGCCGACGTCGGTATGCGGAACGTCCGCGTGCGGGGTGTCGGAGTGCCCGCCATCTGTGTGCGGTGTGTCCGCGTGCGGCGTGTCCGAATGCGAATCGGAGTGCGGGGTATCCGAATGCCCCGAGTCGGAATGCGCCGCATCGCTGTGCGTGTCGGCATGGGCAACGTCGACGTGCGCTACGTCGGAATGGGAATCGCCGTGCGAGGCATCGGCATGCGCCACGTCGGTGTGGGGTGTGTCGAAGTGCAGATCGATGTGCTGATCTTGGTGGATGAACCCATCCTGAAAGTCGATGTTTTCGTCGCCGTGCTGATCGTCGTGGGCGACGTCTTGATGCGCGGTGTCCTGATGGGCGCCGTCGACGTGGGCCACGTCCTCATGCGCGACATCCGAGTGCGCGACATCGCTATGGGCGTCGGCGTGCGCCGAATCACCGTGCGCGGCGTCCGCGTGTGCCACATCGTTGTGGGTATCGACGTGGGTGGTGTCCACGTGGGCCACGTCGCTGTGGCTCGCATCCGCGTGCGCGGTATCCTGATGGGCCGCATCGGTGTGCAGTTCGCTCACCGTCGCACAGCTCGTCTCCACCATGAAGGTGATCTGACCCATGACATACGTGTTATCCCCCGCGGTGGTCGTCCAACCCCCGTAGGCGCCATTGGCGTAACACTTCAAGTGGGTCAGCCCGGCCGTCGCGACGCATATGCCGATCTGAAACGTACCCGCATCGGCCACGGAGATCGGGTTTCGCGCATCGCGGGCAATGGTGCGCCCGGCGGGAACCGTGATCCTCAGTTCCCCCGGCGCGGCGCTCACGTCAGTGTTGTGAATCTCGAAATCGACGGTCATCTTGTTGCCGTCGATCTGGTAAGCGAAATAGTGTTGATCGTCCGACGTGACGGTCCATGACCCCGCGCTCGCGGTGAAATTCCCCGCCGCGAAAGGCACGTCCACCCACTGATCGGCTTTCAGGATGATGTGCCACGTCCCATCCGTCTCACGGTAGATGTCTACCGACTCGCGTGGATTCAGGTAATACATCGAACCCGCCGGGCACTGCACACGATTCGCAGCAGTGCTGCCGGTGTTCATATGAAGGATCGCGAACCGATAGATCCCTTCGTTGATGATCGTCTTACGCGACGGGGCGGAGATGTTCGTGGCGCTGAACCCGGTGATCGTCAGATTCGCCGCCGTGGGAACTAGCCGCACTACACGCGCCGCGCGAAAGTTGGCGGGCGCGTAATCGTTCTGATTCGACCCGAATTCCGCGTACGACATCACCTCGTCATGCGTGCGTGACAGCAACAGCCATCGCGCCGCCGCGGAATCCGAGACAATCGCGGTCATCGTCTTCGGCGGGAGGAAATAACGGTTCGTCGCGCCGGTGACCGAGGCCGGATTGTAGGGGAGGGCAAAGCGATTCGCGGGAGTACTGCCGGTGTGTTCGTGCTCTAAGATCAGGACTCCGGTGTCCGACGCATTCTCGATAACGAGGACGCGGCCATCGAGCACGTTGCCCAATTCATCAACTGGAATTTGGATGCCGGTGATCGTGCATTCGGCGAGCGTGGTGGAGAGACGGAGGAGGCCCGCGTCGCGCAACCGCTCATCGTTGAAATTGTGGATGGTCGCCGAGGTGAACGGCGCCGGAGTCAGGATCGTCGAGAAGCTGAGGCGACCGACTTGCAGCGTGGTCGCATGGACATGCCCGTGCCGATCGTCATCGGTGTGTTCCTTGGCCCAAGATCCAGCGATCGACGCGAGCAAGCTGTCCCACAGGGTGAGCATCCAATCGCCGACCCCGCGCAACTCCTCGCGATAAGGATTGACGAGGCGCATTAGCTCGTGCTCTCTTCCTCGAATCGCACCTTGGCGATGTACTCATCCAGAATCCACGACTGATCGAGTTGGGAGCCGGAGAAGGTTGAGGGGTCGCCGATCTCAAACTGCACCACGTTGCACTCGGAAATCCTCGCGTCGTCGATAGGCTTGAAGACGTGGGTCTCACTGCCGCCGGAGGAGGCAATGCTCTTGGTCACGGAGTTGGTGCCAAGCCCCAGGTTGCGAATCAACTTGATGCCGATCGTCGAATTGGCGACACGTGCGAACAGCAAGCCCGCCACGACACCGAACTTCTGATAGATGCCGAGATGATAGGCGCGCGAAAGGAAGTACGCGCGATACCGATGGCCCGCATCGGTGATCGCATCCACGGGGAACTTCACGAGTGGCGGGTTGAGCATGCCTATGACGGGCAAGAGGGGCAACCCGCCATCCGGATACATCACAATGTCGCCGTAGATCCCGTTGTCCATGAGCGGCGATTCGTATATCGCGAACCCACCGTACCGCGCGGTGTAGACGAGGAGCTTGTTGGGGATGTCGCTGCCATTCGCGCCGTAGGCGACCCACACTTGCCGCTTCGTCGGGTGGTACGCGATCCTCGGGCCGCGGACCGAGGCGGTACCCTTTTCCGCCGCCTCCCACGTATCGAGGACCGCCTCACCGAGTTCCTGAATGCCGTCGCGCGAGGCGCGGCACAGTCCCACCGCGGGATCGACGAAATAGACGCAGGGCGCCCATCCTTGGGCTGTCCGTGCGTGGCCGGAACACGCCGCGCGAATGATGGCGCCGCGCGAATGGCTCTCCGTGTGATGGCGATACGCATCCGTCAGAATGCCGGTACGGGTGAGCTTGTACGTCCGTTCCATTTTGAAGGCGTACACGTTGCCCGACTCACCGGCGATCATCATCGTGACGCCTCCGCCATCGAGGTTGTCGAGATCGAGCGTGTTGCCAGTCGTCGCCGGAATGCGCTCATCGTTCCCGACACCTGATGCTAGGGCGACCGGCGTCCATTGCACGCGCGCATCGCTTCCCTGGGTGAAGCGGTTGCCCGCCATCATCAAGCGATCGTCATCGACCGCGATGTGTCGGACGGCGCCAGGAGCGACGTACTCACCAATCGATTCGCTGACCGGGTTGCTGCTGTACGTCGTCCCGAGCGCAGTGGTATCGGTGTAAGTAGCGGTGCCGATGGCGACGGTCGCGATGCGATAGAAGATGGTGTTATCGAGCGAGGCTTCCACTTCCCAATGGGTCTGCCCATTCATGAACAGGGAGGTGTAATCCTCGGTTCCGCTCGGTTTGGTGATCACCGCGCCGTCATTGGCCCCGCCGGGAACAAAGGCCGTGACGGTGGTGGGTTCAGAGCGCCGCAACGTGCGCCCGCTGCCATCCTGCGCCGTGTACCGGATACGGAAGTACCGCGTGCCTGAATACGTGCCTACGCCCGCGGTACTGGCGACCGTTGGCGCGGGTGGGACGTTCGGGAAGCCCGCGTGCCGCAAGATGGTTCCATCCCACACGAGCAAGCCGTTGATGACTTGCTGCGCGGCGATGAAGAACTTGCCGTGCAGACTGGCGCCGTTGATGTCCAGTCCCGTGGAATCAAACACACCGATGTAATAGTTGACGACGGGGACGCCGGTTTGCCACGTCCCGCCTACCCGGCGATCGATACGACCGAACAGATCGACCATCCACAATTCGTCTTCCGACAAATTGATGGTCGGCGTGTGCCGCATCACCGCAAGAAAAGTGAAGCCCACGGCCGTAAAACTGGAGAGGGGCGCACCACGAAGCGTGAGCGAGCGACCGACCCATTCCTTGGAGGCGGAAAGGGTGAACCAATTGACGGTACTCGGTTTCCTTCCCTGTTCAGACGCGACCCACAGCCGCGCGTTGCCTTGCGAGAGGCTGGCGACGGGTGCGAACAACGGAGTCGTCCCGGTGGCACCCGTATCGTAGGAGAAGCCCGCGGTGACGAGGAACGTGGGATCGGTGACCGTGGTCACGCGCGGCTGCGTGTTGATCGCTGACGCCCCGGCGGCGCCGATCGTGAGGAGATCGACACGTTGATAGAACTCTGCCACTCCGGCCGCATCGCACGCCCCGGCCAGGGTGACCGCCACCGTGCCGCCTGCGAGCGAGGCGCCGGTGAGCGCCCACGTTTCCAATCGGCCTGAAGCCCCGGAGTTATCCGCCGACCGCTCCGTCAAGGCGACGCCACCATATGTGACCGCCGTCACATCGGTATTGGCCTTGGTCGAAATACGCACCACGATCGCGGTGAACGTCGTCCCGGTTCCATCGTTCGTGGTCGCGGGAACGGAGATGTTGAAGCTCGCGCCACCCGTCACCCCGCCAGTCGCCGTCTGCGCGCGGATCGGAATGACGCGATTCAACACGGAGGCATCAACCGACAGACTCGAACATCCCGCGCGCTTGCCGCCGATGGTCCCCAACATCCAATCGATGTTGCGCGCGTCGGCGACCATGTTCTCGGGGATGGCCTGCGGCTCGTCGGTGTTCTCCATCCCCCCGCGCAGATCGCGGAGGAGGAACGGTTCAGGGAGAGGGGGGCGAGATGCCATGACGCAACCTCACGCCCATCCGTACGGCCGACTGAGATGCGGACCCCACCACCAAAACTGTGTGCCCTGCTGGCGATAGAGGTAAGCCGACTTCGCCAGGAAGTAGCGGAGTTCGGACGTACGCTTTTCGGCGCGCTTTGCCATCTTCGAGGAGAGATCGGGCTTCTCCATCTTGTCGAGTTCATCCGCGAGCGCGTGATAGACGAGAATGTCGTGAAAGTCTTCAGGGAACGCCGGGACATCCCCATCGGCGCTCAATTCGGTCCCGCTCGCCAACCCGTCGACGTTGAGGACCATCACAGAAGTAGGTGTCGGCCAAATCCGGATCACCACGCCGGTCGCGGTGAATTTCTGTGTGACGAAGTATTCGGGATCGCCGACCTTGTTGAGATTCGGATCCACCTCGCGGATGTAATCCTCCGACTTTTCGAGGAGGATCTTGTTGCCCGCGGGATAGGCAATCTGGAAAATCTTGATGAAGCCCGCGGGGGTGTACGTCGGCGTACCGTTCACGGTGTTCAGTGTGCCGGTCGTCCGACGTACCCGCCCGAGGCCGACCGAGGTTTGGAGTTCGCGGTAACGCTCGTTCAGAAATTCCTTGATGCGCGTACGGGCGTCTGCACTCGTGAGGTTCAGCCGCCCCATAACGCGATCCTGTGCCTGCTTGAACGTCACCGCGCACCCCCTTATTCGTCTTCGTCGCCGTACAGGCTGTCGCCCGCGCGCTTCCTGGCGTCCTGCTGTTCACGCTCGGCGATGATTTGCTTGCACAGTTCCGAGATCGACGGCGCTTTCAACGCCATCTCCATCCGCTGTTCGAACGTCCGATTCGGATACCTGATATCGATCGAGCCGTCGTCGAACCGCGTGACTTCCCACCGCCGGTTGTTGTAGCGGCCGGGTTTCACTTCGTTCAGCAGTGTGATTTCCTCTTCCGTGTGCATCATCGGGTTCACGGGATACCCGGAGATGAACGTCGGACGGCGGAGCTTCACGCGCTCACGCTTGCCGGTGGGATTCCACGGCGTGTCGTGCTTGATCTTGTGGAAGGGCACGATCTCCGTTTCGTTCTGCTTCTGGAGGAATTGCAGGAGGGCTTGCTGCGTCGCCTGCATCCCCTGGAGCAAGAGGAGGGTGTAAGGGTCCGGAGTGGATCCTTCGGGCGCCGCCGGGATGACGGGAATGCCTGCGGCGGTCTGCGCGGCGATCGCTGCGAGACGCTTCCGCTCTTCCTCATCCTTCCGCATCTCTTCGCGCGTAGTGGTCTCGATCTCCTCTTCCACCTCGGGAGAGATGATCGACACCGCTTCCACGCTGTCATCGACGGTGACGGGCTTCTGCCCAGCGTACCGTTCCTTGGGATCTTCGCGATTCATGATGGGCCTGCTTTCGTCCGCGTTGCGCGGAAAAGGGGAGGGCAGGGAATTTGGACGCCTGCCCTCCCGAGGTGAAACGAAACCTCACGCGATCGAACGAGCTGCTTTACAGCCCTTTGACACGCGTGACTTGCGGCGACGCCGAGTTGACGAGCACCGTCACGACCGGAGCCGTGATGTCGGTGTTCGCGTACGCGGCGAGCTGACCGGCGGTGGCCGACGAGACGAGCTGCACGTTTGCAGCGACCGCGCCCGCGGTTTTGCCGGACCCGACGCCATCGACGAGTGCGAACCCGTACTCGCCTGTGGCAAACGCCGCTCCGCCTTCCGCGGCCGAGGGGTTCAATCCCACGACCGGCTGCGCGGCGGCAGACGTGGGACGCACGTCATCCCACCCGAGCGCAGATCCCTGAAAACGGAGGTAGTCGTTGAGCGCGATGGTGGCGCCCGCCTTGATGTAGCGCCATGAGTTCCCGAGGTTGTCATACGCGACAAACCCGAGTGGCACCTTCTGTGTCGTCGAACGGTCGGTGGTGTCACCCACCCCCAAACCGCCCGGTCCCCTGAGTTGAGGCATGATCGTGTTCCTTTCGTGAAAACGGGATTCCGAGTTAGATCGAGTTGGCGAACACGCCGACAACTTCAGTTCCGCTTACACGGACGGCATACAACGCTTCGCCGTCCGCCAAGTCGATCACGAGGTTGTTGGGGTGTTCAGTCGACGGGATTTGAAACCCGTTCGAGGTGGTGACATTGCTGTCACCAATGAACGTCCCACTTGTTCCGCCCCCTCGCAGCCGAACTCGCGTGCGACCAACTGCGGTATGGAGCAAAACCGCTGTCGTGCTCACGCTGACTTGAGTTGTCGTAATCATGTCCGTCACTCCATTTCAATCGGACCGTCAGTTTCTATCCAGACATGGACCGCGCCGCCGAGCATCAGTGGATCATCCGGCTTCGCGATAACCCGCGATGGGCCGAGAATATGCACACGGCGCGCAAACTGGCGCGGCTCCCCCTCTCGTGTCACCGCGATCACAGCGTCCGTCGTTTCAAACCCTGAGACATCTCGATATCTCAGGCGATCCGATAGCCGCTGCTTCCCGACGAAGATTCGATAAGGGGGAGCCATCGCCGTACTACATCTCGGTCATGACTGCCGTCCGGCTCTTGTTCCGCTGGACGTGCTGCAACATCGAGAAGATGCTGAAGCGGTAGCCCTGTCCGCTCTCCAATTCCTGCGTGTCGCCCTTGTCGCGGAATGCGCCCTGGAACACGATCAGGTTGATGGCCTTCGGCGTGTTCATGTGAATGCGCGTGCCGCCGTACTGCGAGAAGATCCACCGCGCGGACTTGAACGCCAGCGTCTTGAAGCCGCCGTCCAGATCCTTGGTACCGACCCACCGCTGAAGGGACTGCTCTTGCCCCTCGTAAGTGGCCTGGGTTTCCGCGTCGGACGTGATGAGCGACGGGTGAATCGTCGCCCCGGATCCCTTCGTCGCGGTGTTCCACGTCAGCGTGAGCTTCGACTTGATATCGGTGCCCGCCGCCGCGTACGTGGTGCTGAAATTCCTCCACCACGTGTCGGTCGCCGCGTTGATGCCCCCGACCGTGCCCTGACCGGAGTCGGGGATGAGGGTCTGGAAGCCGAAGAAGCCGTTGGTCGACACGGCGAACAACGCCTGTTCCACGATGTCATCGTGCGAATCGATCGCGTTGGACAGGAGTTGCTTGGTGAGTGCGATCTTCTGGTTGACCGTGGGATTCTTCGCCTCGTCAGCCTTTGACCACACAACCGGCACGCTGAGCTGCGCCGGATCGTAGATGGCTGCCGTGACGACTTCGGTCTTACCCATCGCCAACGGATCGAGATCGTTGGACTGGAAGCCCGCACCGGGGTTCCGGCGGTAGTCGAGCTGCGCTTCGATCTGCGGACCGCCAGGGACACGCTTCACGAAACCTTGACGCTCGTACTCCTTCATGAGCGGCGATTCGGCCCACTGGTTGTCGGCCTTCCGCTTCTTGGCGAGTACGACGTTGTACGACACCGCCGCAATCTGTGAGACAGATGGCATGGCGAAACCTACCTAACTCCGCAGCTTCGTCCTCACCGCGTGGCGCATGGCGGACATGATTTCGTCATCGCCTGCCGATACGTTCGCCTCCCGCTCTTCCGCTTTCGGTTGCGGGAAACGGTTGGTGGGGGGTTGGGCTGCTTTCCTCTTCTTGTTGATCTGCGCCAGAACCTTCTTCCGCATCGCCTCTTCGTTGACCTTGGCGCGACCTTCGAGGGCCGGGATGACGGTACCGAGGTAAGCCGCAAAGAGCGTCAGACTGCCATCCTTGAAGACGGCTTCCTTGATCTGCTCCTTGAACTCTTTGAAGTGCGGCCAGTGATCCTCGGCGTAGTTGATGGCTTTACGCTCTTCGAGGACTTGGCTGTCCCACAGTTGCCGCGCTTCGTGATCGCGCGTGATGGGACCGTACTTCTTCTCGTATTCGTCGCGAAGTTCCTGACGCACCTGATCGGCGGCGGCTTGAGCGGTCTCTTCCGCTTTCGCGATCTGCCAATCGGTGAGGGCCGCGAGACCCTTGTCGTCGTAATAGGCAACTTCTTTCCCGCTCTCGGGATCTTTGTAGACGGCGTTGGGACCGGGCTTCTCTCCGACAGCTTTCCGATCGTTGCGGGTCGCGATGGGAGCATCGCCACCTTCGCCTCGGATCTGAACGATGTCGGCGAAACGTCTGTCTTTCAGCAGAAGGCGGATGAAACCCTTCTGGTCGGTGTCCGCGAGGTTGAAGGCGTTGAAGATCGCCTTCGCCTCTCGTGAATCCGCCCATTCGAGTTCTTTGACCCGCTTGGTCGCGAGCGTCAGCTTGCCCTTCTCGGGGTGTTCGTACTCGTCACGGAGGTTCTTGAGAACTTCTTCATGCCGAGAGAAGGGGATTGGACCCTTCTTTTTGTCTTTCCCCGTGGGCTTGCTATCACTCGTTACTGCCTCGCCATCCCCTTGGTCTTTCGAATCAGTGTCGTCCTTGCTTGCCGATGCGTCGGGATCGCCGTCTTCCGCGCCTGTGTCGCCGTCGCCCGCGTCGTCCGAAGGGTCATCCCCCTCGTCCGTTGTGCCGTCGCCCTCATCGAGTGCGTCGTCAGGATCGCCGTCGTTCCCATCCCCAAGGTCGGTATCGGTTCCGGTGCCTGGATCGGGGCTGCCGTCGCCAGCGTCATCGCCGGACGTCGACAATCCTGCCTCCGTCATGGCTCCCGCGATCGCTTGGGTCAGTTCGTCTGACATGGTTCCTACTTTCGGTTTGGTGTCGCGGCCGAATCACCGCGAAGAGGCCGTTGGTATCGCGCCGTGCCTCGATGCGCGAGCTGTTAGTCAGACTGCGCGAGCATGTACTGACTGACTTCCTGCCGAATCGCGAACTCGACGTCATCCATCGGCAATGCATCAGCCGGTGGGGGGTTCGTAATCCGGTCGTATTCATCCATCGACACACCCAACCACGCCGCGGTCGCCCGGCGCCGCTCGTCGCGAATCGCGGGATCGTCGTAGTTGGTGGTGTCGGCTGCGGTCCACCGCGAGGTATGCACGGATTTGTCGGATCCTGATCGGGGATCCGTGACGTGCTCTACCGCATTGGTGAGGCCGCGTTTTTGAGCTTCCCGGCGGATCTCTGTGAACGAGTCAAAGCGACGGGGCGTACCGTCGGGATTGCAGAGACCATTCCGTATCCAAAGTCCGCCGGGAATGCTGTCGTCGCGAACGGCGCTCGATTTCCCGCCCGTCACGAGTGCGCGGCGCATCGGCTCGCCACACTCGGAGCAAAGCGGTTCGAGTTCGCACGCGATCGGCTCGAAGCAGTCGCGTTTGAGGTGCCCGTTCGCGCATGTTCTGTCGTACATCGGCATCGATTAGCTCACCGCGACGTTCGGCGCCTCCGGTTCGTTGTAGGAGTGGACCGTGAGCTTGGCGACGCTCGTGCCGCCGCCCGATGCCAGGGTGGCGACGACTTCCGAATTCACGTTGGCCGGGATCTCGCAGACCACAAACCCCGGACCGGCCGCGGTGATGCTGAACACCGCGATCGTCGTGCCGCCGTCTGTGATCGTGAGTAAGCCCGTACCCGCGGCGGGGGCCTCGGAGTAGGAGTACGCGATGAGACAGATGACCGTGCGCCGCTTTGCTCCCGGTGCCGCGACCGTCACAACCGCTGCGGTCGCCGCGGCTGGCTGATGAACCTGTTTGGTCGTCGGAATGACGCGCGTGGTGACGTAATTCATGAGCGTTTCGCCTTATCTTCGCTTCTGAGATCAGACCTTACCAAAGGGATCCAAAGGGTTGAGGCGGGTTCAGGCATCGATTGAGGATTCTTTGGACTGGCGAGCAACGACCGCGACGCCGACGAGCGGGATCCCGCCTTCGTGGAAGCGAACGTCGTACTCCGCCTTCACGATCTGATACACATTCCCGCAATTGAGGCAGAGCGCGCCGCAATCAGCGCCCTTGAGCACCATCGGTACGTTCTCGGGATGGCACCTGCACGTGATGACGACGGAGACGTTGCCGGTACCGGAGTGGACGACACACGGCTCGCCGATCGCGAGAGCAGCGGCGGTATTAATGAGCGGAAGAGCCATGCGGTTGCACCTTCGGGCGATACGGGAGGATGAATGCAGCGATCGCGGTCGATTTTTCTTCGATCTCACGATCGCGGAACGTCAGGACACGATCGCGAATGTCGGCGGGGTAGCGCGCGATGTATTTTAACGACTCGACCGCCGTATCGAGGCCGATCTTCTGCATCACGAAGAATGCAATCGCTTCGGCGAGGACTTCCGCCGTTTCCACGCCGATCTTGGGTTCCAACATCGAATGGGCGATCTCATGCGCGAGCGTACTGACTTGGAAATTCGTCGAGATGTCCAAGTTGATGAAGATCACATTCCATTCACGGGAGTAGGCACCTGCCAAGCGATCATGTGTCATCCCGCCGGTACCATCGAACGACACTTCGACGCCGCGCGATTTGGCAAACGCGACGAGAGGTTCGAGCGCCCATTCGTGTGATCGGCCCTGAATGTGGCGCGGGTCACCGAGGAACAACCCCGAGGTGCGCGCCATCTCGATCCGCGCGGGGAGGAGGGCGGCCGGGTAAATGGGGCCGCATGCCGCGGTCAAGGCGAGGGTGAGTGCGAGGATTACGGCTTTCATTGGGCACTTCCTTGCGGACCGGCGGCCTGGGTCACGGTTCCCGCGGCGTCTTCGGACGTTTCATAGCGGCGATTGAGGGGCTGGACGGTCGCAGCCGGGCCGGGATGCGGCTGATTCTTCGCGTCGGCCTTCTGCCGCGCTTCGGCGGTCGGATCCTTCACCGCGCCGGGCACCGCTTCGGCGATCTGCGGCATCATCGACAAGGCATCGGTCAAGAGTGCCTTCGCCTGGGCGATGTCCTGAGCGGTGACGGGATTCGGACTTTTCTGAATCAACGCAATGACAAACGGATTGAGGGTATCGTCGCCCTTGAACGAGTAACGGATGTTCGGCGCCGGTGGCTTCTCTTCTTTCGGCGGCGCGATCCACCGCGCAGGATCCAGCCCGTACACCTCGCAGAGTTCCATGATCACCGCGCTCGGGTTGATCAGCGGATCGCGGCGCAGGAGTTTGTAGACGTTCAGGATTTCTTGCTTGCGCTGATTGATATCGACGCGGACGGCCGCATCCGGCTTGACTTCGAAGATCCAATCGCCGGGGATCTTGTCCTTGTTCCACTGTTGGAGCGTGCGTACCCCGTTATCCCCGATCACCTCAACGTAATCGGTGTAATCGGAGAAGAGCTGCATGAGGGCAAACACACCCTGGGCACACTCCACGTAAAACGACAGGTACTTCGATCGCTCGTATTCGATGCGGACGTTGCCGGAAGATTGGACGATCTTCGCTTCCGTCGCTGACTGGTCGCCAGGGGCCTCGATGCCCATCTGGTTGGCGCCCATCGACCACGTTTCATCGAGATCGGTGTTGAAGATCCGCATGAACTCGAAGTTCTCGCGCGGATAGTTGGCACGCGCCACTTCGCCGATCGCGTTGCTGCCCGGCCCGTTCATCGGGATCATGTCCTGCATGACCCCGGCGCGTAGTTGGGCGGCGATCTCCTCGTCGACCATGTTCACGTCGAACCAGCGGATCGGGAGGGAATGCTCGCGCTGCCGAATCATCTGCGAGCGCGATCGAATCATCTCCTTCACTTGCGGGCGGCCCATCTCGGAGTCGGATGGCGGGATCGCGGAATCCGAGATGTAGGTGAGGGTGCGGACCTTGATCGGGAAATCGGTCATCCCGATATAGCGACCCGACGACGGAGGAACGCCTTGTGGGGCCTGTGGGGAGGGAGGCTCACCCTCGCTCCCCTCTACCCATTCTTGCCACGCGAAATCTTCGTCGACGACAGGCTCATCGATCCCGTCGATGAAAACCATGTGGCGAAGTTTGCGCGGGTGACGCTCAGTCGCGTCGTAGAAGGCCGCGCGGTACCACAGTTCGCTGTACCGGAGGTAGCGGCCGGAGGGGAGGAGCTTGAGTTCGTGATCTTCATCCGACAGCAATTCATCGACGGTTGTCTCGCCCGCCTCTTCGGGTTCGTAGTCGTCATCCACCCACCCGCGGCGCCGCGCCTCTTCGATCGCGATGTGCCCGTCGTGCCCGAGCCAGGGAGATTTCTGCCAATTCGACCCGCGGAATTCGACCGGCCACAGGAGGCGAGCGGGCGAGACGCGCTCCAAGTCGTAGCACTCGTACAGCGTCGGCCGCACTTCTTCCGTAGGAATGAGATCGCCCGCGATCATCTGTTCCAAGTCTTCGGGCGGGATCCCGGTGACGTCGCCAACGGGTACCTTTTGCGGATCACCGAAGACCGCGGTGTAGATGACGCGCGCCGCCATGAGGCCCGCAGCGTTGATGACGTCGCCGCCGCACTCATCCATCGGGTATTCCGCGTGGATCCGTTCCCGCATCTCGAAGTTGAGGGCGGCGGAGGCCAATGGGGAGAGCGGTTGGAACTTCGGGTTACGCGAGCGGAGTTTGAGATCGGGGAGGACCGCGAAGAGCTGCGCCTGCTTGTTCTTGGTGCGCGACCAATCCGCCGGGATGTTGACCGTATCGGTGTCGGGCGTTTCGTTGAACGGGCGGCCGGTCCGGAACGCCACGTTGTCTTGCCAGCGATCGACGAGTTCGCGGCGCAACCGGCGGCACGAGTCGATGCCGGAGCGCAAGAGTTTGGCGGTACGATTCCCGCGCTTGCCGTCGCCCTCATCCGTGGAAATGGAAGACGGGCCTTCGGTGGCGGGTTCGTCGTTGGCGGACATTTCGGCCATGATCGGATGACTTTCGCGAAATCTTCGCTATCGTTTTCGTACCGATTCTACGCCTAGGGGTAAACGGGTTTGGTGTCCCTTCGTGATTGCCGCGCGAATTGCGGGCGGGAGAGATTGGAGATTGAGGCCCGTGGGTTTCCGCGAGGGGTTCGGCCGCGACATGCAGAAGTACTTGGTGGCGTCCGCGGCGTGATCGGGTTGGTGAGAGCCGATCTTCGTCGGATCCAATTTGTCTTTGGTCAGTGTCGGAAAGGTTTTGATGGCGTACGGGCACCCTGACCACCCGTGCGACGAGGACGGGCGGAGGAATTGGAGGGCAGGGTAGGGGCGCGTGCTGAAAAATTCGGTCGTGAGCCAACTATGGACGCGCGTGAAGCCCGCCGGGTGCGAGTTGTCGCCTTCGATCATCGAAATGGCACCGTGCTTCCGCTTCGCGAAGGTTTCCGCAATCGATTCTCCGGTGCGATGGGCGAACATCGAAGGGTCGCCCACCGTGTACCGGATCTTCATCGGGCCTTTGCGGTTGTGGAGATGCGGATCGAAGCGCGACATATCGCGGATCGCGACGGAAACATCTTCCGGCTTGGTTTTGGTGAACTTGTACTCTTGGAAGCCAATCGCGGACCCGTCAGGAAGGAGCGCGAACCAAATGCACACCCCTGGTTCCTCCTCTGAATACCCCCAATCGATCGCACGGACAATTTCGATCCACGACGTGATGAGGCACGGGAGACCTTTGAAGTACGGCAACTCCTCGATGACATGCCACGGCATGATGTCTTCGCCCCATGCCTTCTTCTCGCGCCACTCTTCGTAGAATTGGCCCTCGACCGCCTGCCAATCGCCGTCGCGGTACATCTTGCGGAGGGCTTCAGTGGGGAGCGCATCGAGGCGGAGGTTGTATTCCTTCTGATCGACGTGCGGGTTGTCCGCGATCGTCGCCGGGATGAAGTGATAGTTATCCGGGTGAAAGGCCGGATCGCGTTCTGAATCGACGTCCTTGTTGATGTAGTAGTCAGGGATCCATGCGGCGCCAGGGTTGGACCCGGCGCGGGTGATCGGGATGTTGCCGGATGTCTTCGAGCTGCGGAGGCGCGAGCACAGGAACCGGAACATGAACTCGGTGAAGGTGGCGAGTTCGTCGAAATAGATGCAATCGAATTCCGAAGACAAGTACTGCTTCAGGGCTTGGTCATCTTCGACGTGCCCGAAGCGGAAGCGCGATCCCTTGGGGTAAACGACGGTGGTTTCACTCGCCCGGTACCGGCCGCCGATCATTTCGGCTTCGGTTTGCAGCTTGTCCAAATGGGTATCGCGCAGTTCGGTCATCAACCGGCGCACGAGGAGGCAGCGATACCCGGCTTGCGTCAGGCAGCGGAGGTGACCATCCATGCGGAGGGCGACCGATTTCCCGGTGCCTGCGCGTCCCCCGTACAACACGTTGCGCGACGTGGCGAAATGCAGCTCGCACTGCTTCTCAGTCGGGGTGTAGAAGGGGACCGATTGCCCGGTGTTCGGGTTGACGGTCCAAATCAGCGGCGTCTCACCGGGGATGAAGCCCGATGGGATGATCGCCGCCGGTAATTGGCTCAGGAGGGTAGGGGCGGCGACAGTCATGCGTCGAAATCGTCGAGCGCGCCGGGGGCGAGCTTGAGGGACCGGAGGAAGCGGCGATCGTTCTGCGTCACTCCGGCCAAGAAGGCTTCGGCGTGATCGAGCTTCGGATGCGAATGGAGATGGGTCTGAAGCGCGGTGACCGCCGCGATGCGATCAGTGCCGGTATAGACCCAGGAACACCGTGGGCATCGAAGGTTTGCCGACGACATGAACCACATCCCGCGCTCGCATCGCTCAGAAATCCGGATCCTCGTCGGCGAGGGGTTGCTTCTTGCGGCTCGCCGCTTGGGCCTTCACCTTCGCGAGCGCCGCTTTCGTCGCGTCGTACTCCGAGAGGCCGCGCGACTTGCCGATGCGGACGTTCTCGCCGACGACCGAAGAGGCATCACCCGAGATGAGATCCCCGAGGCGGCCCACGGCTTTACGCTGTTGGGATTCGAAGGTCTTGCGCTTCGTTTCCTCGGCGTCAGCCATGTCGCCTTCGAGGGGGAGGTTGACATCCTTGCCGGATGTCCCGAGACCCGCGGCACGCTTGGCGCGCCGGAGGCCGGAAGAGAGGATTGATTCGTCGCCCATACCTTGAAGGTACAGGGCGGGGGCAAAGGGATGAGGGGAAGGGGGTACTGTACGCGTGCCGCGTGCCTAGGGCTTGCAAGCTATCGGCGGCGTGGCCTTCCGGGTTTGGTGCCGTGATGGAGGTACCGCTTGTCTAAACCCGCGGCGCGCAGGGACCACCGCTGGATCTGAAGGCGGAGGTAGGCAGCTTCCGAGCGCGTGAGCGGGGCCTGCTCGCTTTGGTGCTGATCGAGGACATCCATCAGTTGTTCGAGGTAATGGCCTGCCGCCGCTTGGCCCTGGGTCGGCGCCGGGCCTACCCGATGCCGCCACACTGCTCGCATCGTCCAGGGTTGGGTACGCTTGCGATCGCGGAGGGCAGGATCCTCGTCGTGCTCCTCAGCCAATTCAACCGGGGTGCGGTAGGCGCGCCGAGACTCACGCTGATCGCCTGTATCGGGCGGGGGTACTGTACGCGTGCCGCGTGCCTCGTCTTGTTGCCGTTCGAGCGCGAGGCGCAGGTGTTGGAGGCGGCGCGACTGCTCGCGGAGCGGGGTGAAGCGATCGATCTCACCGTGCATGGTCGTCGGCGTCCTGTGCATGAGTTATGCCCGCCGGGCCTGTACCCTGTACTGCCAAACCCCAATTCCCATCTCTCTTTAGTACATTACTCGCTAGTTATTTGTCTGTATGTTTTGCCAGTGTGCCAGATTGCCAGATTGCATACCAGCAGTAGGGCCTAGTTGGGGCCTGTAGGGTGTCAAAAACGGGAAATGTGTCCCGAGATAGGTGCCCCTCCCACCGGGGGTGTGGGTGGTAAGCCGGGTGCCTCCCGA